TTGAAGGCTACACCCTGCGGCATATCGGATCATCGTCCGGGCAATTATTAGAGATACTGAAAAACACGCCGATTGAGGATGTTCAAAAAGTATTCGGAACCCGGCTGGACGAATGGCTTGAAAAACGACCCGGTAAAATAGCACGAAATGAGGTTATCAAGGCATCAAACGCGACACTGCGGGAGACGTACCGGATCGGCGGAGTTACGAAGCTGAAATGGATAAATACCGGCAGCAAAAGCTGTGATTTTTGCAGAGGCTTAAATAACAAAATCGTCGGCATCGAATCAAACTTTATCGAACATGATGAGGTGTTAGAAGGCAAAACCGGGTCCGGTAGGAAATTAAAGATATACGGTCCAAAAGCACACCCTCCGATTCACGCTTTTTGCCAGTGCAGCGTGATTCCTGTCTTTGAAGCGGGTAGTGTTGTAAAGGGTTTTGTCAAGGCGAAGACCATCAAGGAAGCTGAGAAGTGGGCTTTAAAGAATGGTGGAGGGGCATACAAATATTCAGATAATTATAATGGAAAAATCCATAAGATCCCCAAGGAACGAAGGCTTGATAGTGCGAACATGATAAACGAAGAAATCGCTAGGATGCAGTCTCTTGGGTTTCCAGTAGAATCTGAAAAAATAATATTGATAAATGAAGGTGGGTTGCCATTCGCCGGAAGCAATGCTTATGGGAAGGACGTTACTATCTGCTATGAGTATCTATACAAACAAAAAGCATATTTCGATAAGGGAGTAAAGAAATTCAAAGTTGAAATCCTGAAAGACCAACTTGAAGAGGTTACCCTGAAGGACATTATCGGAAAGTCTATTGTTTATGAAAACTCTGGACCTGGATTAATTAGGCACGAATATGGACATGGGCTGATAAGGAAAACATATAAAGACAAAGATTTAAAAAAGCTATACGGAAAGCATAAGGATTTTGATTGGTATGAAAATGTGAGTGATTATGCGAGAGATGCTGCATTGTGGGGAGAACCAGATGTCACGGACGCAATGGCTGAAGCATTTTCTATATACACCTCAAAGCATTATAAAGCCGGAACTTTCCCGACTTGGTTGGAAGATTCAATAGAGAAATTAAAAGAATGAAAACCATAATATCAAGACCGTTTTTATGTGGATTTTGCAAATATTTTAATGGGTTGTCACGGATGCTATGGAGATGTGATACTTTTCCCGATGGAATCCCGAAAGATATTGCGAATAATCGGGTTGACCACACCACCCACTACAAAGGCGACAACGGCATCCAGTTTGAGAAAGCAGAGGACAAATGAACAGCAAGAGTAAAGTCCGGCTTACGGCTAAAGAGATATTAACGCTAATATCCACGAAAAACATGGAGCTTCATGAAGCTGTGGCTGCATTAAGGGAAGCAAAAAAAGGGCTTAAAAGGGAGAAAACATCTTGACATAAAGGCGTGATTTTGCTATAAATAACGAAACGGCGAGAGGGGCGAACCTCACACCGTTTCTAACCACAAAAACATCTGTAAAGGAGATGCTCTCATGGCTGAAGAAACCATAACTAAAATTTGTTCTAAATGCAAGGAAGTTCGGCTTTTATCTGAATTCGCAAAGCAAAAAGGAACAACCAGCGGCATTCGGAGCCAGTGTAAGCATTGCGACAAGGAATACCGGAAAGCCAATGCTGAAAAAATCGCAGCTTATGACAAAATATATCAGAAGGAATATGCTAAAAAGCATCATGAACGATTAAAAAAACGAAGTAGGGATTATTACCATCAAAAGAACAAACCAATAATACAAGCTTGGTTTAAGGAAAACGGGAAACAATACCGCCAAGACAATAAAGAAGCCATTGCGATACGGTCAAAACGGTATAGGGATAATAATAAGGAAAAACTTTCTGAATTGAGCAAGAAATATAGGCGGGATAATAAAGAGAAAGTTGCTGCGTACAGAAAACAATATTCCCAAACTCAAAAATATAAAGACACTCACATTCAATCCAGTCATAAATGCAGGGCCTTACAATTAGGTGCAACCGTAGAGAATTTTAGAGCCGTGGATGTTTTAACTCGTGATGGGTATGTATGCCAATTATGCGGAAAGAAAACTAGGCCAGACTTTAAAGACTGCAATCATCCATTATATCCGAATCTCGACCACATAATACCATTAAGTAAAGGCGGGTCGCATTCAAGGGTAAACACTCAATGCTTATGTCATCAATGCAATGTGAGGAAACATAATTCTGGCGTAGGGGATCAATTAAGGATGTTTGGGTAAAAAAAGAAGTAAAATCCAATAAAGTTTTAATCTTGGGGATGTGTTCACACGCATTCCCTTTTTTAATGGAAAAAGGAGGGTGTTATGTATCGCGACAAAAAGGAGATTGAAAGGAGAGACTTGCAACACGCAGAAGTGAGGCTCGCGGATAACAATGACTCTCCGAAGGTAGTTGGCTACGCCGCACGATTCAATGAGTGGACCGACATTGGTGGGATGTTTAAGGAATCAATAGCTCCTGGGGCGTTCAAAAAAACTCTTAAAGAAGCGGACGTCAGAGCATTAGTCGAGCATGACCCAATGGCGGTTATTGGAAGAAATAAAGCCGGGACTTTGAGACTTAATGAAGACGAAAATGGGTTGGCGGTGGAAATTGATGTTCCAGATACAACAGTCGGCAGGGATTTACTCATAAGCCTTCGGCGAGGTGACAAGTCTCAGATGAGTTTTGGCTTCACCGTCAACAAAGCCGATGACGATTATGAGGAAAATACCCGAGTTTTGCGGGATGTATCCCTGTTCGATGTATCAGTCGTCACCTACCCTGCTTATCCCACCACCACCGCACAAGTCAGAAGCGCATTCACAAAAGAGGAACCGATGGAAAACCCATTTGAACAGCTTGATAACGTAATTCGCAAGATCAAAGCGGATGACGAATTGATAGATGAGGATTTTGAAGTATTGCGTAGTTATCTGCCCCCCACGGACCCGCCGGCAAAGCAGTCCGAGGCTGATCCAGCGCCGATGGAAAATCACGCTGATGAGGACACCAGGGAAACGGATAAAACGAAGATGCTGCTAACCAAAGCGGAGTACATAGCTCCGGCAAAAAAGTAACGGAGGACAAAATGAAAACAATCACGAAGTACAGGGAAGACATTGCAGCTTTGATGTCAAAAGTCGGCGATATAGACGCCAAATGTATTGCGGAGAACCGAGATCCCGAAGCCGAAGAACGCACCCTCAAAAATGAGATGTTGGATCAGGTTGAGGAACTGCGGGAAACCGTGGCCACCCAGGAACGTACCGAGCGGATGGCCGATGAACTTTCCAAGCCGAACCGTCCAGTTATTAGCAAGCCCCTGGTGGACACCATGACAACCAAGAAACAGCAGGAGCGCGATTCGTTCCTCACTTTCGGTGGGCAGATGGCGGCTATTATGCGGGCCGGTTGTCCCGGTGGTATGGTTGATCCCAGGCTGTTGAATAAACGTGCCGCTACTGGTATGGGTGAGACCATCCCTAGCGATGGAGGATTTCTCGTTCAGCAGGATTTCAGTTCTGAGTTGCTGAAGCAGGTTTGGGAAACCGGGAAACTGGCGAGCCTGTGCAGGCGGATCACCGTTTCTGGTAACGCCAATTCCATCAAGATCAACGGGTTTGACGAGACTTCCAGGGCAACGGGAAGTCGTCAAGGTGGCGTGCGCGGATATTGGTTGGAAGAGGCCGGAGAAAAGACCGCCAGTAAGCCTGCGTTTAGAAAAATTGAATTGACCCTGAATAAACTGATTGGGCTGGCGTATGCTACTGATGAGCTTTTGGACGACGCCGGCGCTTTGGAGGGTATTCTGAAAACCGCGTTTGTCTCTGAGTTCGGCTTTATGCTGGACGATGCGATTATTAACGGCCTGGGTGTTGGTCAGCCGCTTGGGATTTTGAATTCCGGCGCACTGGTCACACAAAGCAAGGAGACTGGCCAAGCCGCGGATTCGATTTTGGCCGAGAATGTGATCAATATGTGGTCGCGTTTGTTCGCTTCTTCCCGGCCGAATGCC